ATCTGTATGACCAATAGTTGAACCATTAATAAGAACATTATCAATATCTAATGAACCACCAGATATAAGTCCTGTTGTAGTAATTGCGCTAGAGCCAGTGTCAATAGTACCAAAGTTAGATGTAATAGAACCACCATCTAGTGCACCCACTGATGTAATGTTTGTCTGTGCTGCTGTTTGTAATGTACCAGATAATTGAGTTGCTGTCAACCTTCCTGTGCTTGGATTGTAGGTTAAATTGCCATCGCTCTCCAAACCTATGTTTCCACCATCTACATCGCCACCTGCAGTAAATATAACTGCATTATTTTCATTAGTGCTTTCGTTATCTGTAATTGTAACTGTTGTTGCTACTGCTGCAGTTGTTGCATTATCTACAGTAACACCTGCTATAACTGTATTAAGAGCAGTTCCATTTACTGTGATAGCGTCTGCTTCTAGTGTACCGTCAATGTCTGCATCACCTGATATATCTAATGTAGCTGCGTCAAGCTCACCTGAGATTGTAATGTTTCTACCGCCTGATATATCTTTGTTAGAATCAGTTACGATAGCTTTACTAGCTATTACAGTTCCATTTGTAATACCGTCTATTAGATTAATATCTGCAGCACTAGCAGTAACACCATCTAATATATTTAACTCTGCTGCAGTGCTTGTAACTGTTGTACCATTTATAGAAAGTGCATCTGTTTCTAAAGTACCATCTACATCCACATCACCAGAAATATCTAGAGAAGCTGCAATAAGCTGGGCAACTTGTAAGTCTTCATGGCTAGACCCTAGTTTTAATTCAAACTTTGGACCTGTAGTATTATAAGTAAATGTAGCATCGTCACCACTACCACCCTCTATTGTAATACCTGCACCGTTGATTACTGCAGATGTACTGTTACCACTATCAAGAACAATGTTGTGATCATTAAGATTTACAGTCGTAGAGTTTACTGTTGTGGTTGTGCCTGATACAGTCAAGTCACCTGTAACTGTAAGATTATCTGCGACTGTAACCTCTGAGGTGCTGTGTCCTAATGTAATGGCTGTGCCTGACACACCTGTACCAATAGATACAGACTCACTGCTGTTACCTGTATCAACTACAAAGTAAGCATCTGATCCCTGTTTAATTGTAAAGGCAGTGGCTGAGTTGTCCGTAACAGCTACGTTAATATCTGTGGCATCGGCACTAATAGAGTCTAGTGCAATGTTACCTACGTTAGTAATGTTGTTATCACCGAAGCTTACATTGTCACCAAAAGTTTTATTAGTTAGTGTGTCTGTTGTAGCTTTACCGACTAATGTATCAGCACTGGCAGGTAAAACTACAGTCACGTTCCCTGAGTACGCAGAGTGTGGGGCTGCTTGTAGCTGTGTGTAGTGTGCATTGCTAGACTCACAGTAAAACCTAATATAGGATTCAGCGCCACTGTTTTTTATAGATATAGCACCTGACTGCATATCAATACCGTTAGAGCCATCTATCCTAAGAACACCTGAACCGTTTGGCGTTATAGTAATGTTACCGTTTGATACAGATACAATGTCGTTTCCGTTAACGTCAAGGCTACCGCCTAGCTGTGGGCTAGTATCTTCTACTATGTTTGATATGCCGCTAGATGTGGCAAGACCAGAAACTATAGTACTACGTGTAATCTTTTTAAGACCACCACCAGACGTATCTACAGCAAGAAATACGTCATCGTTAGCAACCGTACTAATCTCAGATAAATCACCTACACCAGTGGGATTAAAGTTTGTACCGTCTGCAATAAGAAGATGTCCTGCAGTATTAGTAGACATAGTGAGATCATCACCGCCAACGGTAAGATCACCTGTAAGTGTAAGGTTTCTTATGCCAGTGTAGTCTTTGTTAGAATCTAGCACGACTGCTTTAGATGCAATGGCTGTACCTACAGCAGTACTACCTAAATCAAGAGCGTTGAGTTCTCCAACAACTGCTGTTATGCCATCTAATGTATTTAACTCTGCTGCAGTTGAAGTCACTCCATCAAGAATATTGAGTTCAGCAGTGGTAGAAGTTACACCATCTAGTAAGTTTAGTTCCGTAGCAGTTGCTGTTACATTAGTGCCACCTATATCAAGCGTAGTTACGGATAGCTCACCTGCAACTGTGGCAATACCATTAGCGACAGTTATAAGATCAGTATCATCTGTATGCCCTATAGTAGAACCATTTATTACTACATCATCTATATCAAGAGAGCCACCTGTAATTAATCCTGTAGTTGTAATAGTACTAGAGCCAGTATCAATAGTACCAAAACCTGATGTAATACTTCCTGAGTTAAGTGCTCCTACTGTTGTTGCTGCAGTAGTAACTAAGTTAGGCATTGCCGTTATTTCATCATCAAAATATGCAGCCAGATCTGTGACAGCAACTTGTACCATAGTACCATTATCATTTAGTACGACACGATCAGCATCAGCTACAGTAGTAGAGGTAGCTGAAGTATTACCGTCCACAATATTAAGCTCTGCTGCAGTAGATGTAACACCATCCAGTATGTTTAGTTCTGCTGCAGTAGATGTAACAGCAGTACCATCAAGAGAAAGGGTATCTATTTCTGCTGTGCCATCAATAAATATATTACGCCACTGTTGGCTAGAAGACCCTAAGTCATACGTATCATCGTCATCAGGTATAATACTTGAATCAACATCAGCACCAAATACAACATTGTCAGAAGCTGAATCACCTAGTGTTAGTGTACCACCATTAAATGTAGTAGTGCCTGTGACCGTAGCATTACCTGCTACAGTAAGATTGCCGCCTACTGCTAAGTTACCTGATATATCGGCAGCACCATTGATGTCAATAGTGGTAGCTGCAATTTGTATTTCAGTATCAGCAACAAGGTCAAGCTGACCATCAGTACTAGAATTAATATAAATAGCAGTATCACGAAACTGTAACTTTTCTGTCGAAGCAACAAGTATATCATCAGAAAACTCAAAGTAATCCTCGTCTTCCATCCATTTTAATACACCGTCATTAGATTCACCATCAAAGGTAAGTACAATGTCTGTACCTGTAGTACCAGCACCAAAGACTAAACTATGCCCTGCCATCGTACTAATAGGGCCACCTTCTCCTGTTGTACCATCGTGTGTGTGTCCTGTACTAGCTGCAAAGGCTGCGAGAAGCTGATCAAACTCATCATTAGTGTCTGATGCTTGTATTACGTCACCCTCTGCGTATGTAGACTGTCTTGTATATGTAGCGCCCATTAACGTCTAGCTCCTAACTGATATTCTAATTGAAATCCCTTTAGTGAATATGGAGGAGACTCTCCATTGTCATCCACTCTTAATGCAACAGTAAAACCTGAACCTTCTACAGGCTGTCTTACTAGAGGTTGTGATCCTCCTCCGTAAACAAACTGTGTTGTAGATGCTGGGGTAGTATATGTAGATACGCCATATTGTGATCCTACTGAAGCTGTGCTTAAACTGTAAGGTGCAGGTCTTGCCGCACCTGTTGACTCATTGTCATAACGTAAAAGTAAGTCAGCACTTAAAGCACCCTCTGGTGCATAGTTCAATATAACCCTGTGCATCAACTTTCTAATACCAACATCTCCAAAGTTTAAATCAGGACTTCTGTATCTTCCTTGTATTGCAGCACCATCAAAGGTATCTCCTTTTTCTTGTCTCATAACAAAACCATCAAAAGTACCGTGAATAACTTGTACATCACCCTCTTCTACAAACGTATCTGTGCTAGACGGTTTTATACCTAGAGTTTCAGCAAACTCAAAGCCATCGCCCTTCATAACACATATAACACCTTTAGTTCTTTTCTGTGACACTGTGTCTTTAGTAAAAAATATTCTGTACTGTGTCTTGTCTGGTATAACTACACTTTCAAAAAGACTAGAGTCTGTTATGTTTTCGTCAAACAGAGATTGTACGTTCTTAGATATTGTACCTAGTTCAACGTCACCAATCCTAGCAGTACCAGCAACAGTCCTTAAACCATCAGGACCAAGAAAGATTAAGTCACCTGCAAATTCTTGAATAGTGCCGCCATTAACACATCCAATGTTTCTGGTTACAGGTTCAATTGCAAAAGAACTTAGGCCACTACCAGTAAGTTTAAATATTCTGTTCTCGCAAAATATAAATAAGTTATCACGAAATACTTTTAAACCGACTATGGTATCGTCTACTTTAATAGTGCCAGCGCCATTACCTGAATCAAAAGCATCTTCATCAAAAGGTTCGCTAAACACTAATGTTTGTGGTGTAGAAGATTTACCTGCGTAAAACATGTGATTTCTAAAAGCAGCAACAAATTTAGAACCTGATACTGCGCTTTCACTAACGTCTGTAGCGCTCATTGATGAATTAAAAACTACAGGGGCATTAGCTCTGTCAACACAAATTAGTTTTTCGTTACCATCAAAATTAAATCTTTCAAAAGCGTACTTGTCTGCGCTGGTTCTGTCTGTGTCTCTTTGAGTCCAGCTTTCAGACACTGTATCTGTTGTTGCGTGGTTTGCTGCAGTTGTGCTTGAGGTTGCTCTAGTTACACCTGTAAAAGTACCAGATGTTATTCCTGTGTATGTAAATATTTCACTATTTATTTGAAGCGTACCGCTAGATGAAAAACCTGATGTTGATTTTACCGAAATAGTTCCAGAACCTGTCATGGCAGTAGTAGATACTATCTTTAGTGAAAGTTCTGTTGAACCTGCACTATATATTCTTTCTCCCCTAGCTGCAACTACCCTATCCGCAAATATAGCAGACATTAAAATCTTTTCACTAGAGTTGTTAGTTTGAGGTACTATGTGATTAACGTACTTGCGAAAACCATTTATACGTCTGTATCCCCCTTCAACGTCAGGCTCAAAGTTTTGTAAAACTAATGCTTCTCCTGGTTGCATAAGAAAAGCAGACCTGTTTAAAACTAGCCCACCCTCGCAATTAAAAGCTGCTGGTTGTAGTGTTGATGTATCTGGCATATTAAGATACTCTTAGTACTGGATTGTAAGTTGTGGTAGCGCCACCCATTAATGTTGATCTTACATAATCATACTTGTTTATTACAAGGGTTTGCATATTTTTTATACCCTGTTGAAATCTATCAAAGTTTACTTGATACTGTTGTATCTCTCCACGATACTGATACACATAAGCTACTGCACCATCTACCAGAACACTCGCAAACCTGTCAGGTATTGTTGTCGTGTCTGTCGCTGCAGATAGGTCTGAAGGAAATGTAAAGTAATCAAATACTAATGTATATTGTTTATCTGGAAAAGGGTATAGTATGTAGTTGTTATCAGGAGTACGCACTATAAATCTAGGTACACCACCTTTTGAAAACTGTGTAACTGTTGTGCTATTTGCAATCGTTGCTGCTGTTGTGTCGTTTGCACCTCTAGTACATCCTGTAAAGTCGTTACCTGTTATACCTGTGTAAGTTATTTGTTCGCCACCTATAAATAAAGTGCCTGTAGAATCAAAGCCTGTGGTAGATGCAACTGTTATTGTGGTAACTGCTGCTGATAAACCATCTGCTGCATTAACGGTTGTAGATGTAACATCGTCTTCTTGTACAGCATAGTCTCTTGATATGTACTCATTGTAATTTAGTTTAGTCAGGCTGTTACCTGCTGAAGCTAAATCTTCATCTTTTTTTATTCTTGCTGTGTTGTAGTCTATATACTTTGTACTTGTTGGTATAGTATACTTAGCAACACCAGGTGTAAGTGTAGAAGAGTTTGATGCGTGGTTAAAAGGATAAGCAAACTCTCTCTGATTAATATATCTTATAGATTCATTGACAGCATTTTGACACTGTGTCTGTACACCTCTTGGGCTTGCAAAGTTAGAAGATGTGAGTTCTACCTCGTTCATCCTAACTAGTGTTTTGTTTGTTAGTGTAAGAAATGTCTCTGCCATAAGTACTTCCTAATATGTGATAAGGGGGCCAGTTGCCCAGCCCCCAAAGTATTATGCTAGTAGATCACGATCTACCTCATTAGCAGAACTTGATCCTGAGACATCATCCATGATTACGCATACAGCGTATACACGGATAATACCGCCAGTGATAGTTCCACTTGACGCATGAATCTCTACGTCAATAGTGTCTGCTGATGCAGTGAACACTGGTAAGTTGGAACATACACCTGAAGATGTAATAGCAGGAGTGTGAGCACCTGCTGATGCACCGTCTAGGTCAAATGACGCAGCAAAAATGTCTACGTCTGTTCCTGTGATACCAACGTGGATCGCAGAGTCTGTAGTAGTACCTTCCATTGCAGTTTGAACTTTGAAACCTGCATGTAGGATCAAAGTGTTTGCAGGAACAGCAATAGCTTCGATAATATCATCTG